ATATTATCTATATTAATTTCACCAGTGGTATAATCAATTTTACCAACACTTCTAACTTTAATATCCACTTCATTATTTTCTATGGCAAATAAGAATAAAGTTCCAGTTAATAAATCTAAATTTGGAGAATCACCAATATAAAGTGTGGATGTACTACCATTAACTGTAAACCCAGTTGACCTAATATTATAATTTTTATTGGTTACATTGAATGAATTTTCAAAACAAACTCTATAATTTGTTGGACTATTAATTAATGCACCAACATTTCTTCTAATTCTTACTTTAGTAATGTTGGAAGTTATTGCATTACTGGTAGAATCTATAATTGATGTTACTTTACTATACTTAAATCTACCACCAAACTTATTTAAATCTGTGGAATTTGAATAAGTTGTTAATGAATTGTTTACTTTAGCGTTTAAATCACTTACTGAAGAGACTAAATTGGAATTATAGTAAACTGATGACTCCAATTCAACATAAAGGACATTAATATCAACAAATTCTACTTTAATCCCAGCAATACTATATTTTTTAAGTGATGTTAATATAGATTCTTTAGTAGATTCTGCCAAATAATCTGAATTTTTTGGTTTTGCTGCTAAAAATACCTTTCCATATTGTGGAGGACTTAATTCTTCTCCACCATAAGCAGTAACTGATTCTATGTTAGGGTAAATTGATGGTAAAAGTGCCTCATAATCCCCTGCAGTGACTGCTCTATACTGTGCAGCATACAATCTAGGGGCATAGTACCTTACAGACTCTGTAGACTGTATATTGTCCCCATTAGAAGATGGTGTATTTGTTACTATAATATTAGTTTTTTGACTGATATTTACATCAGTGTCATCTACAATATTGCCAGAGAAGGTAAAATTAGATGCTCCATTACCTGCTGGACCATTTGTGACAATATATGAGATATCAACTTGATCGCCATTGCTTAATTTTTTACCAAAAATACCATCACCAAAGAAAATTTCATATTTTTCATCAGAAACTTCTTGTACTAAGTAAATTTGTGAGGTGGAATTGATATTGAGAATGTTATCTATTGCATAATATTCCTCTGTAGTGCCCCCATTCATCACATTTACTCTAATTGTAGAGGTATCTACATATGGATTTGGAATAATATACTTTTGATTTGGTTGTGAGGAATCTACAGTAAAGGTCTTTGTTAGTAAAGTTCCTTCATAAATGTCTATATTGGAGAAAACTGCCTCTCCATTAGCAACTCCAACAGTAATATCTTCTGGAATTGAAAAAATATAACTTGTATTATCTAAGTTACCAGTACAAACAACACCTGCCTTTAAAGTTGCTTGTTTTTTGGTAGTATCAATACCAGTTAATATAAAGGAAATATTTGCTTTTGCTGCTCTTCTGGACAAGGGAACAAACCCTATATTCCTTGCCAGAGACACCACGTTCTCCCTCAAGGTGGCACTATCAAGGAATGCCTCATTGGCTACCATATTGGTGTTATAGGCAGTCAGATAGGCATTATATGCAAGTACATCTATAAGAATAGAAAAGTTAGAACCTTCAAAATCAAAGTCAGTAAAGGTTGAATTTGCCCTCAGGTAATCTTTAATGGATGCTCTAATCTGATCGAAATCTAGATTAGTAAACTGTGTAAAAGCCATTAGTATCTAGTTGGTTGTAATATGAAATTGATTGCCTGAGTTGGAACTGCAAGTCCAACAATATCATAAGTTATAGTGACATCTAGTTCATTATCTTCAGGATATACTGCAACATCAACTGCCCTAACAGTAACTCTTGGTTCAAAGTTTGAAATAACAGTTTTAATTTCTTCTTGTAATGGGTCTACAATACCACTATCTGCAAGTTCAAAAAAGTAATTTTCTACATTAGACCCTAAAAGAGAGTTGAAGAATCTTTCTCCAACTCTTGTTCTCACCAAATTAACTACAGAACGTTTAATTGCATCTTCATTTGTAAGTGTGCCAATATCATTTGTCACAGGATGCCTAAGAAAAGACAAGCTGATATCTTTAAATCCTCTTGATATATTCTCTAAAGGCACCTTTAACTATGTAATAAGATACTTTTATTTATTGAGGTTTACCATAAACTGGTTCAGTTCCATATTCCCAATCATCATAATCTTCATCATTACGAATAATAGCATGAAGTTCTGCTTGTTCTTTCAAATGATGCTTATTTTTTGCAACATCATCATGCATAATCTCTTGAATTGTCTTTTTTTCAAGTTTTACATTGTAATCAGTCACCAAATTTGTGGTTCCCCACATTTGGTACATGTAATCTTTGTCTCTATCTACAGGTAAGTTAGACATTTGCCTCCTAATTCGATTGAATTAGAACTTTTTAAGGGGTTGCTATCCCTTAATACACTATATATCCATTAAAAAAGGACCTAGAAGGTCCCTTAAAATTAATTTCCTTGTCCTCTATAACGCTTTCTACGACCATTGCTTGAAGTGGCAGAGAGACTAGTATTCTGAGAACGTCCTTGACGTGTTTTTTTAGGTTTACTTTCAATAACTACTTTATTAGTCAGTGATGGGCGTTTTGCCATAGTGTTTATTCCTCAATATCACCTATACATTCTACCACAAGGTCTTCTGGATTGGGAAGCCCCGTGTCATAAAATTGTTGGGAAAGGTCATCCATTGTTTCAAACATCTCATCTTGAGAAAGATTTTGATAGATGACCCTACCATTACAAAGAATTCTAAATGATTCTTGTTTTTTCATGACCTACACGAACTTGTGGATGACACCAAATTTCAAATCCTGCTTTCTTTGCATCAAGACAGAATGAAACATCTTCACCACACATATCTTGAACTTCTCCAGAGTCAAATACTTGCATCTTAGGAGCAAACCAAGGATACTTCATCATTTCATGCTCAAAGACACCTTTCTTAATCAAGGTCCAACCAAATCCAGTATAATCTACAGTAAATGGTTTTTTCCTATTTTGAATGGTATCTACCATCTCATGATTCATAACACCACCATTCTTTTTAAAGTCATCCTCTTCTAACCAGTGTGCAACTGAGGTGGTCCTACCATCCTCTGTAGCATACCAACCAGCAGCAATGTCCTTATCCATATCAAAGACAGCCCAGAAGGCATTGGTGTTGAATACAATGTCACTATCAATCCAAAGTTGATAGTCATAAGTTAACTTACCTTGCCAGGGAATTTGATCTGGTCCTGCAAGTACATTGGCACCAAGTACTTTACAACGTGCAAAGTTTACCATAGAACTATAATCTTGAGAAATCTGAATAGATGCTCCAGATTGTACTAAATCAAAACAAAGTTGCACAAAACTCTTTAGGAAGGTATAAGATACTCCCCTTCCAGGTAAACAAAATACAATACTCTTACCTTTAATATTTTCCTTACACCTTTCAATGTCAAACAATGGTTGTTCTTCTGGTTCAGGTGTTTTTGCTTTTACAGTAAATCCTTTAGCCATAACTTAAGTCAATTTTTTATATTGGTACGTACCAATTCAATGATACTACCTTATTTATCCTATGTCAATTTAAACCCCATATCTTCCTCTGGTTGCATTAAAGTTTTGTGAGACTTCATCTGCGGAGAGTGCTCTGTTGTATATTGAGACATTATATATGTTGCCAGTATATATCTCACTTCCTGAAGTGTTTGTACCCATTCTAAAATTATTTACACTACCAATCGTGTCTGATGATGAACCAGTTTTTACTAAAACACCATCAATATAAAATTCGGTATTACTTGTATTTTTTCTCAATGCTACAATTTGAGTATAATTAGTTGTAAATTCTGGAAGAGTAGTATTCCATGGAGAAGTTCCCAAATAAGTAGAAGTGTTGTTTAACCACATTCCAATATATCTTGATCCATAAAATATTTGTAAATTTCCTGCTGGATAATTTCCAAATAAAGTTCCAGCTATACCTCCACTACATTTTAACCAAATACTAACAGTAAAATTACCAGTTCCACTCAAAAGTGTATATGGAAGATTGATATAATCATCAACCCCATCAAAAACAATAGACCCACCATTTGCACTACTATAAGTAGGTCCATTTACAGGAGTTCCAAAGTTACCATTATTGGATATATCTGTAAGTCCTGAAATCGCAGAACCATTAGAAGTAGATAAAGGAGTGAATGTAGTGGAACCTACTGTAGTAAATGTATGAATAGTATAACCACCACTGGAAGTGACTGTTCCTCCAATTGCTTTTTGTGGTCCTGGATATCTTACTATTACTATACCAGAACCACCTGCAGGACCTGCTTGATCTCTTGAGGCACCTCCTCCACCTCCAGTATTAGATTGTCCTGCTACACCTTGTGTTGGGTTATATGCTCCAGTTCCTCTTCCACCACCTCCAAGTCCACCCAGACCACCATTAGAATCTACATTATTCCCTCCTGCACCTCCTCCTCCGCCACCATAATAAGTAAAAGTTCCAGAT